CTGAGACGCGACTCTCAGGTCCTTCCAAAGGAAGGTACACACAATTAAACCCTTGGGACCCTTCCGAGCACTGCTCGGCAGTCTTCTGACAGGATAGTTGTGGATATCAGCCAGGAAACCTGGGACGTTTAGTCAAAGGAGCTCTCCAGGAGAGTCTCTCTGATCCTCTCAGCTTTTAGTAGGTGTCTTACGACATTCTACCATCACTGACGCCCTTCCACTCCTAGAACCCGAGTGGAATCTCTCGCCGCCCACCAGAACTTATGATCCATTTTATACTACGTATAAATGGATTTAGTTTCCGATGGAGGGCTTGAATAACTAGTGAATTAGCAACGAAAGTTGCCTTCGCGAGTTTGAGACGGTTAAACCAGTTCTTACCTTTTGTACCAACACGTGGTTGGTGAGGAAGATCTGGGACTTCTATCCCTATAGTCTCTGAGAGACATAGCATGATAGGAGCCATCGGTACTCGTAGGGCCTCATCCCGAGGATCATGGTTCCAGGTGTACCGCTTGGCAAATGCCCCGGAAGGGGCACTAGGTTCCTCGCGAACTTTCAACCATTTTGACAACGGTTTTCCGAAGTCTGGTCTAATGATTTGCGAGAGATTAGAAGCCTCTTCCCATAACCCCATTGCTTGGGTTAGCGGAGAAGGGTAACTTTTTCCTCTAGCTTTTGAAGCACGGTACATCGTGAACTCGTGATCAAGATAAGCAATCAGCGTTTCCATACGCTCTATCAGGCCCTTCATGGTCTTAACGACCTTCTCATTATGCTTGTTAAAACAATGCATCGTGTAATACACGGAGAATTTTGAAGTTCTAAACGGGAAATTTAATATCCCCGAATAGAAGCCAGATAGCAAGCGGTCCAGGTCTCCCTGGGCTACTTGTGCTCTCTTGACCTCGTTAGCCCCATACTTGGGCAGCATGAGATTGCCTTCTGCCCATTTGTCAATTTTCAAGGATTTCTCCTTGGAAGTACATTTGTAAGCAAAAGGTCCCGGCGCTGAGGAAACTTCTTCACGAAGTCTCTTCAGAAGATCATTCAAAATATAAGTGGTCATAGATCGTTCGAGTTCCGGAATGCGGTGGGGTTGAGTCAGAATGCGGTTTAGGATTAAACGATCGCTGTCTGAGACAGCGTCGCCTAACCATATTAATATTGACTCTACAGTGATCCCCTCGATATTATCGAAGGGGGTTGCTAGACAAAATCTCACCAAATTCCGTATAATTGGCGGTCTTGCACCACTTAGTTCAGTAGAGATGACTCTCCACTGTGCCTCAGTAGTGGCCTTTCTTAGAAGGGCTGCGCTACTATCCTTTCGGGATGTCCCAAATCTAGCGAGAATTCTTTTTGCAAACTCTTTACGAGCAGACCATGTCTGAGCAACTAACTCCTCCTTTAAAGAAAGGGGCGAAATATTGCCTTTGGGAGAAAACCGCTGATTGGCGAACTCAAACACATTCTTTTCAGAATGCAGAGATTTCAGGAGCCCAATAGTAATTGAGAATCCTGCGCAGATATCTTGATATTGCTGTGAAACAGCTTTATCTTTTGCGATATCAACGTCATCACCTAGTACACAGTATTCCGTGAACCATGTTGTTCGACCAGCTCGCTTTGCAGCGAATTGGACTAGTGCATGGTGGACAAGCGCCATTGAAGCCCAGGATGATAAAGCACCCATCGGTTGCCCGGTACCATACCGGACAAAGCCTGTCGCATCTGGAAGTAGCCAATCCCTTTTAGTAAGGAGGTCAGCCCAGAGCTCAACCCGTTTCCGAGAATCTTCAAGACTCTCCCCCTTCTTACATAGAAGGGGCGTTAGCACCTCTTTGTAGAGAGCTATCGGGATAAGGTCGGTCGCAGACTTGAGATCAAAACTCCAGTGAGGAAATAATCCTCGCTTGAAGTAGTCGTCTACGCGCCCTGTTTGATCGAACGTCGCATCTGTTTTGATGCTTCGTAAGATTTTAAATAAGTGTTCGTGGACGGGTTTCATAGCAACCTGAGTCCAGTAGTCGCATATAGCGACAATCCGGACTTTTCCGGCTGGTTCATCAATTGCGTGCAATCGACCTAGTATAGGCGCATGAGCCCCCTCGCTTTCATCGCGAGGATGACTGGGTGGCCCTCCCGAATTCGAGAAAGCATCCCTGGTTCCCCAGAAATACTCTGCGAACGCACCCTTGGTCTCTGGTACAGCTTTGATTTCGCCTTTTAAGAAGGCGAGCTGCATCTCCTTTGATGCAGACTCGAAGTCAAAAGCTGGCAGATTCCACTGCGCTTCTGTAGCAA